TTTTTCTTATGTTTGTTAAGCCTCTTCGTGTGACGTCCTGGACGCTTTCTAGGTTTTGGTCTAGGTACAAAGTCTTTAAATTTTTGTTTAGCCATTTTCTTCTGATCTATTTAATAGTGCATAAGATATTATACCATGCGTCGTGCCAGCATTGTCTGCTTGCATTACAAGTGAATCACCTTCTTCTAAGTTTAGGGGCTCTGTGTTTAATGGATAAACTGTAGTATCAGACGAAACTTGCGTATGGTAAACGATGAAACTTGTGCTTGCGCTGCTGTCATGAAAATAAATATGTATATCAACATTATTGTTGTGTTCATTCGCTAAAGTGTAACCTTTAACTATAGCTCTTGAGTCAGTAGCGATTGTAAGCACAGTAGTTAAATTTGTCGTGCTTAATTCATATCCTGCATTTTTATATTGTAAAGCCATTAACTATTAAACCAAGCAAAAGCCTGATCCTCTTCTTTAGTTTCTTTTTGATAGTTTGTATTTAATTGATTTTGTAAACTTTCTATAGCTAAATTTATTTGTCTGAAACTATCTGTATTAAATTCTTTTGGAGGTTCTGGTAAAAAAACTTGTACTTTAGCCATTATCTTCTCCCGTCTGGTTGTATATCAAATCTAAATTGACCAAATCTCCAACTTTCATTTGTACTATCATTTTCTATTTTAACTGCTGCTAATCTAGCTCTTGCTCTTGTATCTACTTTATTAGTAGAAGACGTTATTGTAAAGGGACCTAGTGGAGAGCCACTTTGTGTTTCAGCAGGGTAGTCTCTTAATTGAAGTGTTACTTTAGCGTTACCATTAACATATTTGAAATCAGGTATGAATCTTCTTATCTTTATAAAATACTCACCATCACCTTGTGCATCTAAATCAAAATCTCCTGATGTTATAAATGCAGAGATAGCATTAGTTGTACCATTAGCTAAAACTTCGTTAGTTCCAACTTCATGTCTAAATACTCTTGAACAGCCGTTAGAAACACCTTGAACAGTAGGTGTGTTTGGAGCTGTATTTAAAAGATATTCAGTAGCTATAGGATCTCCAAAAACATGAGCATCCTCGTAAGATGTTCTAGCTAAAGAACTTGTTGTCCATGTTTGTTCGTCGTAATTATAGGTTACTAATCTATCTACATAATTAGAATTCTGTGATGCATAAAACCAATATATTTCAGAATATAAACTGTTATGTGCTGAAGTTGTTAATTCAGATCCAGTTTCGAAATTAAATCCAGGCGCATTATCATTTGTAGAGAAAACAAAATCCTCAACAAGTGAGCCTAGTGATTTTACTGTACCATCAAACACAAAAAATCCACCGGAATCACTCATCCAATAAACAGCTCCATTCGCATAAACAATAGATTGTTGTCCCATACAGCCACAGTTAGATCCGACCTGTCTTATACTAAATGTAAATGGAGGACCTACAAACTGCATTAAGTAAGCAGAAGTATCAGTTAATATTAAAATATAGTCTTTTGCTTTAGCTGCACCAACAATTTTAGTACCGCTATCAATTCTAAAAGAACCGGCAGTATTTGTAGAAGTAGGTGCATAAGTAGTTAAGCTCTCTTGATCTGAGAATCTTATAAACATTTTATCTTGAGTTGTTGGATTTCCAATACTTGTTTCAGTTCCTAAAACTATTAAATGTCTGTCTCTATCTGAAACTATAGTCATTACAGATTTTGTGGGTGCACCACTAATAAGTGTTGCTCTTGTAGTAACTCCTGAATTTGGATCCCAAGAAAAAGAAGCTCCGTTTTTTATTGTTGCAATTAATAGTTCACCATAATTATCTAAAGACCACATACCTGGATCTAATACTACTTGAGATGTAGTCCTTGCTGTACCCCAAGTGCTAGCACCATAAAGACCTGTACCCCAGCCATAACCAAATGATTGTAGAACAGGACCTACTTTGTAATAAGGTTTAGAATCTAAAGTTCCATTATTTGTAGCACCTGTGCCTGTCTCTGCTGAAGGCATAAGTATTGTAAAAGTTGTATTCGTTGGCGCAAGCTGTACTTCAAACAAGACATCATCAAAATCAGCTGCAACATAATTAGTTTGACCAGCAGTAAAAGATCCTGCGTTCTCAAATGTAAGTAAGTCACCTGGAACTAGATCATGAGTAGTTGGTGTTGTTATTGTTACGGTTCGTGATCCGTTAGTCGTGGTTATATTACAACTAGTTTCTGCTAATGATGAATCGAAAGGAGTAATATCATAATAATCATCACCATCGTATATGTATAAAATTTTGTCTGTGCCAAAAGCCATGTATCTTCTACCATCAAGATCAGCCCAACTATGAGAGTTTCTCGTTACACCTACTAATTGTTTATTTAAAATCTCTGTCCAACCACCTATCTTTTCAGGCATACCATATCTAAAACGAACAAAATCACCATCAACCCATTGGTTTTCAGCCCCTGAGTCAGATGCTTGTTTGTTGAATCCTGGCGCAAAGTTTACTTTTGTTAACGGCATAGCCTAATTATACAGCTATACTATTGAGAAATCTATATTTAGACTTTGTCGAGTTCCTTCATCTTGCGGGTAAACACCGTGTAAAAGCCATACAGGAAAAATAATTATATCTCCTACTCTCGGTTTATAAGAAAAATATTCTATTTGTCCTAGCTTTCTATACATACAATAGAAGTTTCCGTTTTCACCTATATTCTTTTTTGGTGTTTTTAAATAAGTTACTGAACATATTTTATTTGTTTCGAAATCTACACAGTGTTTATGCACCTTGTGATAACTACCTTTATTACCTATAACAGTCCAAGCATTTGTCATCTCTAGATCAGCTGTAATATTCATCTTATTCAAAGCTGTATGAATTTTGTCTTTAATATGATTTTCAACAAAAGTATTTTTGATTTGTTTTAATATATCGTACTGAGAAGATTTCTTACCTACCGTGCTTTTATATTCTAAATCTAGTTTGTATTTTTTATCAATGTTTTGATTAACAAATTTACTTATCTTACTAACATCAAGTTTGTCTATAATAAACCAATCTTCCATTAGTCTTCTTTATTTTTTCTCATTTCTGGTACAGGAAATCTTATACCATGTTCATGCGCTACATTATCGAAGAAAACTACAATGGTTAATCTATCCTCAGAAGTATCCTTGCTTATATAATTAGGCACATAGTGATACTGACTTGAATCAAATATTAATATTCTATTGTATTTAGATTTTACAACTATACTGTCTTTAAATTGTCTATTATTTTCTTGTACTCTAAGATTTATATTTTTAACTTTTTTTCCTAAATGGAAATCATTTTTCTTATCAACATTAATTATTTGAGATGTAAAACTTTTCGGATCTACAATAGTAGTACCTACATCTTCATGCTTTGATAAGTATATGATAGCTGTGAATAAATGTGGTGTATCATAATGAACCCAACCTTCTCTTAACTGTTCTTTTGGGTCTTGTTTAATTAATTGAAAGCTAGATGCAGCTCTATATTGAAGTTCATGTTGTCCTGGAAAAATAACAGATAGTATTTTTTTATTTATTTTATCAAATAATACACGATCAATATTGTGTAATAACTCTGATCTATATCCTGGCCATCTACCATCAGGTGCTGATTTAAATTCCAAAGTTTTAGATAGCCTAACTATTTCATCAGGATCTCTAAAAAAATCATCTGCTACAATTGTTGGTATAAGCATTAGTAGTTTATCGCAATCGATATCCTCTCATTATCTTTTTTACTTGGTGGCACAAAATGCCTTAGACTAGATTTAAATATAATTAGTCTACCAGGTACAGGTCTAAACTGATAATTGTTGTAAGTCAAATCGTTAAGCTCAGTTCTATTTTTTGGTGCAATCATATCTTCTGCAACCTTTTCAAAATATAGACTTGATGAATGTTCATTTGATTTTATAAATAATACAGCACTATACGTATGATCAACATGTATATGTGATTCCTGAAAGTCTTGCGCTTTTTTATAGATAGTAAACCAACCTGCTGTAGGTTTATATGTATAATTAGATAAATGTTCTTTATTAAACAAATTTACATGATGTGTGATTTTATCTAAGACGTTTTTAAATCTTTTGTCTTCTACAATATTATGTGTCATCAATGTATTATATGTATCACTCACCCAAACTTGTTTTGAAGGTGTTGTTTTACTTATGTTTTTACACAGTTTTACAGTTTCTTTTAATTCTTTCTCATTCAATACATTATCTTCTAAATACAATGCAGTAGGAAATATTTTAAGAATCTTCGCCATAAAACCTTTCTTTTAAAAAATCATATAAAGAGGGTAGCTTTTTAGCAGCATTGTCCCATATCTTTTTTCTTCTTTCTAAAACACTAATCTGACTTTCCCATATATCTCTTGGATCTTTAATTCTATCTGTAAAGTTGTGATAGCACACTGCTTGTAGATCAGTAGGAGCCCAATTGTAGCCTGCACTAATTGCTGATAATCCAGAGTTCAATTTGTATTGAAAGTTAAGATATTTATCTTGCACAGCAAATAGTATCCCATTTTGATAATCGTTTTGTAAATTTATCAAACTTTCAGTCCATTGTTTATTCTTTAACGTTTTCCAATATGGTGTATCTTCTCTAGCTGTAAAAGCATAATGTAATGCTACAAACTCTGCAAAATTTCTAAACTCGACTTTGCATTTGTGTGTAAATGAATCTTTATCTAATTGATTTACCTCACCTCTATCTAATACTCTACAAAGTATACTTAAAAATTCATGTACAGAAAATAAACCATTACTTTCTAAAGGCTCAATAAAACCAGCAGATAAACCAATAGTTGCTACATTCTTAACCCACAGTCTTCTATGTAAACCTGTTCTCATTTTAATTTTTCTGAACTCTAAATCTTTTGTACCTAGATGTTTTTGTAATTGTTTTAAAGCTGTATCATCATCTACAAACTTGTCTGAGTATACGTAACCTGTACCTATTCTTGACCATAGAGGTATATTCCAAACCCAGCCATTTTCTATTGCAGTACAATTTGTGTAAGGCACTAATTGTTTCTTTTTATTTTTGTAAGGCATTCTAGTAGCCCAAGCTGAGTTGTTGGGTAAAAGATCCGTGTAAGAATCAAAAGGCTCTTTCAATGTTTTATCCATTAACAAAGCTTTGAAACCAGTACAGTCAATAAATAAATCAGCCTTATATTTTTTATTTAATGATTTAATTCCATTGTCATCTTGTTCAATAGTTTTGATATCTTCTTGTATATGTTTAACACCATTTGGTTTACAAATATAATCACGTAAATATATTCCAAACTTGACGGCATCAAAGTGAACTGCAGTATCAGTATGATAGTTGTAAGACAGATCTTGAACAGGTTGATCCGTGATTGTGTTATTATTAACCATTGCCATAACAGGATACATACAATCTGCGAAGTCACTATTTTTAGTTTCTGGATATAACATTTTTTTAAACCACCAATCATTTGTTTCATTAATATTATTGTTTACATAACAAACACCAAACGGATAATGAAATGCTTCACCTTTTTTATAAAAATCTGTAAATTTAATACTTAGCTTTAATGATGCATTAGTATGTTTGAAAAATTCTTTATCCTGTATACCGACAAAAGCTGTCCACTTCCTAATAAACTGAAGCGTGCTTTCCCCAACACCAACAATAGGTTCATTGGGAGATTCAATTACTGTAATTTTTTTATTAGGAAATCTTTTGATTAATGTTGTTGCTGTCATCCAACCAGCTGAACCACCACCTAAAACTATAATATTATTTATTTTCATGTATTATTAATTTATCTACTTCTGGTAGATAACAATATTTTAATTCAGTTTTCTCCATCATTTCTTTTACATCATCTAGTGTTTCGACTATTACGTGTCCAGGCATATTTAAACTTGTATTCAACACAATTGGAAGTCCACTTAAAACACTAAACTCTTTTATCAATTTATAATAGTTTGGATTGAAATCAACAGTTAAGGTTTGAACCCTGCTATAATTATCAATAGATGCAATATTTTTTAAACGTTTATCTTTTATCTTATACATAAACATCATATATGGATTATAATTATTTTCATCATAAGGTATATCAAAGTATTTTAATCTATGTTCAGCTAATACTGTACCTGCAAAAGGTCTAAACCATTCCCTTTTTTTAATTTTATTTATTTTTGCAAGACAATCCTTATGCAAAGGATTCATTAGTAAGGATCTGTTTCCTAAAGCTCTTTGACCTTGCTCTGATCTACTTTGAAATATAGCTACTGGTTCTTCCATTAATATTTTTGCAACTTCATGAACGTTCACCGTTTTTACATTATCAAACATTCTAGTATCTAAAGATTGATTGAAACCCATAAAGATACCTTTAAAAGGTTTTAGATTTTCATAAGTATAGGCTGCACCTAAACTTATACCAAAGTCACCATTCATTGGGTCAGGTAGTATTGTATTAAAAACTTTATCTTGTATTTTAGTATTATTAACTATGTTTTGTGCGAAGCCTCCACTTAAAGTTATGAAAGAAAACCTGTGTGAGTATTTTATTATATTTTCATCAAATAATTTAAAGGTGTAATCTTCAAAGACTTTTTGTATTGTAGCTGCAATATCTTTATTATCTATTGTAGATTTAACATACTTTAATGATGACCCATCATATATTTCATTATAGAGTTTATCATTTACTTTGCCATACACTGATAGAGCCATCGTTTTACCTTCTTCAAATAAGCCAAACCCTAAGTCTAATGTATATTTCGAATATAAAGCACCTATGTTATTACGATCTTGTGTTTCACTTCTACTTCGTAAACTAAATCTTTGATCACTCATCTTCATAAAGAAACTTTCAGTTTCGTAAGCTTCTCCCATATCAGCACCAGATTCATCACAAACCATAAAGTCCCAAGCACTTGAATATATATATCTTGAACACATTGCATGAAAAAAGTGATGTCTTCTAAATTCGTATTCAAATACTGTATTGGGTGTAATTAAATCGAATTGTCTTAGCCATGAATACCACAATACAAAATGATTCTCGTTCTTTAAAAATGTGAAAAAGATTTTATCAAACTTTATATTTAGATCTGCTATTTTTTTTACTAATGGATAACTAGGAATCCCTGCATTTTTAAAACGACTAAACCTATCTTGTTGTGTGTGAACTACAATTTCATTATCACTTACAATTGTGATGGAGCCATGATGACATACGTGAATATATAATGAGTTCATTCTTTTGCATACTTATTTACTTTAATAGGATATGGATATCCTATACATGGTCTACCATCCCATTTGTTTTTGTCATCTGCTGAATTGTAATGTAAAAAAACTTGACCACATATTTTACCTAAAAATGGTTCTCTCCAATGTTGAAGTATACAACCTTTGTAAACTAACATATCACCTGGGTTTAGATCTACTTTAATTTTCTTCTTACCTGACATCAAATATATAGGCCACATCTCACCTCCTAAATTTAATGTGGTAGAAAATTCACATGAATATCTATCTATGTGTTTTTTCAAAACATCATATTTTTTGTATACTCTTGCATAAGAATAATTTTCATTTAATTTTTTACCTATAGTTTTTTCTACCGTCGGCTTTAATCTTACAAGAAGCTGTTCCATTACTAGATCACCATATGTTGAATATGTATTAGGTACTTGATCATCTCTATAATGACCCCATTCAAAAGTAAAATAAGGTATATCTTTTCTTGTAAGTAATACATCGTATGTATTCTTTTTTAATAAAAGATGAGAATAAACAAACTCACATAATTCTTTTGAGATACACTGTTTTAAAATTTTATAATTATTTTTTTTAAATGTCATGTTTAGTTACCGTAAAGGCTACTGTTAATCTTGGTTCATTACTTTTGTTCTTCTCTACATAATGTACTACATTGTCAGGAAAAAATAAAATATCACCCTCTTTTACATCAGGTGATTCTAAATCTCTAAAACAAGTTTTAGAATGTTTTTTAGGATTATAAATTAAATAATGCACAGCAGTTAAACCACCATTGCCTTCATGAATATGTGGTTCTTGATATTGTTGTTTTTTATAGTAGTTATACCAAATATCACTCAAATGATATTTTTTTAAATTATATTTTTTAGCCACTTTAGCTACTAATTTTTCGTATTTACTTCTCAAAAAATCATAATCAATACGATAAACATTCTTATCATCATCGTGTACAACGTGACAATCACAGTTCCATCTATTTTTATGTGGGTATAATTTATAATTTTCTTCTATATTAGATAAATTGTTTTCAACAAATTTTTTTGTCCAACGAAGATTAGTTTTATAGAATATCTTATTTAACATCTTTCATTAATTTTTCTATGTTCTTACCTCCAGAAAAATTTATAGAAAAGATAAAAAACGTTTTAGGTTTACCTTGATTAACTAATGTATGATTTAAATAACTTGGAAAGAATATGACATCACCCTCTTTGATTCTTAATACATCAATTCTTTTTTCTACAGCATTGAACCATTTAAGTTCGTATTTATCATCTGGTAAATCAAAAGCATAGATACCTGTGAAGTTTGAACCATAAGTTCCCCAATCAATAACATCATTCTTTTTCATGTTCACACCAAATAAATGAAGAACCTGTACCTGAGAGTAACCTAGACCATAAGATATATAACCCATTGATTCATCTAATATAGATCTAAGAAGAGGTTTGTAAGGTTTATCTAAATCATTAGGAACAGCATAATCTGTTTTATAAATATGCATATCTTCATTTATAACTTCTTCGAATATACTTTTTTGAATAGCCTTTTTGATTTTTGCTTTATTTTTTTTATGAGCTTTTAGTGGATATTCCACATAAGGCATCATTATAGTTTCAATTTTTATCATCTAAAGTCTTCTCCTAGATACCATCCAACAAGAGAGTATCTTAAACCCTTCGTTACTGAAGTCACTTTATGCCATAAAAAAGATGGAAATACAACTATTGATCCAACTTCAAGATTATCTAACTTTAGTTTGTGTATTTTATTAGCGCCTACTTGATAATTAAATAATAAATCACCGCCTTTGTAATCCTTCTTATCTGATAAAATTATGCTTGTTGATACTTTTCTAGTGAGTCCTGCACGTTTGTGGCCTTCAGGATAAGGATTAGGAAGACTATCTTGATGCCAATGATAATGTTGATTTAATGCGTATTTAGTAAATTGGAAAGGTTCTGAACAAGATATATCAAATCTCCAACCAGAATTTCTATTAGCTTCTCTTATGTAAGGATCAATAATTCTATTTACCCAAGGTATATCATCAAAGAAACAAATATCAGAGTTTCTAATTCTTTTATAAAGTTTTTTCTTTTTAGCTAAAGGTGATATATCTTTTTTTATTGAATACCCTGTTTCACCAATTTTTAGTTTGTGTTGATTACCTTCTTTTATAATGTAATCACAAATTCTTTTAGGTATAGCATTATTAAAAACCCAAGTATGATCTACTAAATTCATCTTGGTGTTAGAATAGATTATTATTATGGAATGTCAACGTAAGCTGACGTGTCTGGATCCCAGTATTTTCTTGAATTATCAGTAAGAGTTATTTCCCATCTAGTATCAGTTTCATTCCAAGAAGCTGTTGCACCTTCTGGTGTAGGAGCTGAAGGTAAAGCTACAGGTGGTTCCCAAACTCCTGTTGTTGCATTTAAAACATAAGATGCAGGGTCATCACCTTTTTGTGCTACAAATCTATTATTATCAGACTCAAATAAATCTCCTATATCAGCTGGTTTTACTCTCCATCTTGGATCTTGACCTATTGTCATAGATTGTTTCCAATAAGTAGCTGGATAAACACCACCGTTGTCTGCTAAAATTTTAGGGTCTTGAGGAACATTGTTTGCTAAAAAAGTTTCAACAGAAGTATTACCTGGATCATTAATTACATCTACACCATTAATAGTGTTATCTTCTTCAATAACTCTTAATACTTCATTATCACTTGTTCTAATTTCTGCGAATCTTGATGCCATACTATGCTGTGTAAGTTGCTGGACCTGTTGATGTAAAATCGTGTACGGTATTAGCTCCTTGCGGACTTACGTTTCCTCCTGTTCCCCTTTGTGGGCCTGCATAACTAATTACAACTCTTCCTGAACCGCCTGGCCCTGCAGTCGCCCAGTGTTGTCCACCACCTCCGTGTCCTTGGTTGGCTGGACCCGTTGATCCTGTTCTTTGGTTTCCTCCAGCAGAATAAGTTATTGCTGTTCCTGTAATACTGTTTGATTGTCCGGCACCTGTACCTGTTCCGTTAATTCCGCCACCAGGACCACCTGGGTTTCCGTTTGATCCTTCTGGTGGAGAGTAGCCTCCCGCATTTCCTGCGCCGCCCGATCCACCGCCTGAATCTCGGCCGCCGCCCCCAGATCCTCCGGGTCGACCAGCACCGTTATTTTGATGACCTGGACCACCGCCTCCTGATGAGCTTATTGGACCAAATTGACTATTACTACCATTAGGAGGTGTTGAGCCTGAACCTACTGTAGTTGAACCTGCACCTACAACAACTGGATAGCTTTCTCCTGGTGATACAGTTAATGTTGAAGTTCTGTAACCCCCTGCTCCTCCAGCGCCGCCAGACAAGTTTGCCCCAGCAGAACCACCAGCCACTACAAGATATTCTACATCATAAGGCCCTTTTCCACCTTGGAATCCGAAAGCCTTAGCTGAACCGGCTGCTCTTGTAGTAATTAATGGCATGTTAAATGTTTCCTCCTATTATGCAAACTGTGTTTGAGAAGCTAATACTGTAAATGTAGCGTCTGCAGTTTTAATAACAGTGTAAGAATAAACATCTAATGAATCTGAGTTTCCTGCATCTGGTGCTGAACCACCTTGCCATTCAGGTGTTACACCAGTGCCATCTACTTGCACTGCTGAATTGTAGTACGCTGTTGATCCTTGTTTAACAATATGGACAACTGTTAATGACTCACCAGTATCCATAATTGAGTTTAATGAGTTAGATCCATCACCTCTAATGTTCAATGTCCAGTTAGCAGAAGCATCAGTTGTGAAGTTCCAAACTGCTTGTGTAATAACGTCATAGTTAACTGTACCTGTAGCTGCAGTAGCTTCAGTTGTAACTTTTTCTGCTGTTTGAATAATTTTAGCAGCACCTAGATCAACTCTTCCTACGCCTTTTGGTCTAATGTTTAAATCAACATTTGAGTCTCCACCAATTGCTGCAACTTCAGGAGCATTTCCTGTTGCTGCGTTAGTTAGTTGAGTATTGTTTACTGCTGAAGCAGTTGTTTGAAAAGTTAATTGTTCGTTACTGTTTTCATCAATAATGTGATGGTTGTCATCAATTATAATATTGTTATCGTTAGTATCTAAGTCACCACCAAGTTGAGGTGAAGTGTCTTCAACAATATCTTTTAAAAAGAATACATCAACAGCATTTGTTCCATCAACATAAATAACGTGAGTTTTACCTTCAACGATAGTTACGCCTGTACCACTTACTGTTTTAAAAGTTAATGTATTTCCTGATCTTGTTGTGCTATCTTTTACGATATAAGTTTTTTCGATACCATCTGGAACATTCACAACTCTTGTTCCAGCTAAAGTTCCTGTTAAGTTTAGTACAGCATTTCTTGCATTTGATAAAGTTGCGTTAGTCATCGCTAAAGTAACATCAGCTGATGCTACATCAATAGCTTCATAACCTGCAATTGCTTGTTGTACTAAGTTTAAATTCGTATTTGTTTTATCGCCCCATGTACCAGAGTTTTCCCCTGTTACCATCAGTTCGAGTTTTAAATCTGTTGAATAACTTGATGCCATAATTTTAATCCTTTATTAAGTAACCTAATTTTATTTCTATTACGCTGCCTTGTCAACTACCGTCCAAGTTGGACTTGTTCCTGGGTCAACGACAGCCCATGCGTTAAGACCTATTGTACCAGTATTTGGTGTTGCTGTCACTCCTGTCAATGTTACATCCGCATTTATACCAGGTAAATAATCACCAATAACTATAGGACCTAATTCTAGACCTGATACACCAACTCTTACGTTAGTAAAGGCATCTTCGTCACCTTGCTGAATATCTAATGCTATACCTGTTAAAGATATATTAGCATCTCCAGTTATAGCTAAACTTCCTATATTTGCGTTTAATGCTATTCCTGTTACATCAACTTCTACTGAAGGAACAGCTACTTCTTCACCACCAATTCCAATATCAGTACCAACTGATTGACCCCATTGGCCATCACCCCAACCAACTTCGCCCCAAGGCTGCGCTGAAGCAGTTGTTACTTGTATTTCAATATTTGGTCCACCGAAAGCATCACCAATACTTGATGTAATTTCTATTCCTGTATCAATAATTACTGGAATTTCAACTGTGCCAATACTCGGTGTTAAAGAAATACCTGTAACTTGAACAGAAGCAGTTCCAGTTATTGTCGGTGTTCCAGGTATTAAAGTAATACCATCACCAACTCCCCACATTCCTGCACCCCAATAATCAGTTCCCCATTCGTCATTCGAAGGTGATGTTACTGGAACTTCAACTAATTCTCCTGCAAACTCATCTCCTTGAGAAACAGAAGCAGAAACTCCTGATGGTAATACTAGAGCACTTGCGCCTGCAACAGCTGTACCTATTGTTATTGTTTCGTCTACACCTGTAAGAGTTAAACTTCCTTCTCCTGTAGCAGATAAAGTACCAGAGAAAATAGTAATTCCGTCACCAACGCCCCACATACCTGAACCCCAAGATTCAGTTCCCCATTCATCATTTGATGGAGACGTTACAGGAACATCTACGGCTTCGCCTGCAAACTCATTACCTAATGTAGTAGTTAATTCAACACCAGATATTTGATATGTTGCTTCGTAAGAAAGTTGTCCTGTTTGAGATGTTGCAGTTACACTTGTAACTTGTACAAATGATTCACCAATTAATTGAGCAGTTCCTAATGAAGTAGTTGATTGTATTCCAGTTACTGGAGCTTCTGGACTTGCTAGTTCACCCCATTCACCAGATCCATAGCTTTGAGCTCCCCAACCTACAGATGGGAAAGCTGTAACTGAATTAAGTTGTGAATTTAATGAATGGCCTGAGACCTCAACTGTGGCGTCACCAAGTGTTCCCCAATTGGCAAATCCCCAAGTTTGCGATCCCCATGTGGCCATTCATAATACCTCTTGTTATTACGCTATTCTTAATATAGCTGCGGAAGAGGTAAAGTTCGGGAATTGAATTGTAAATGTTCCTGAAGTTGCAGTTTTATCTGAACCGAAATCTAACGCACATACTGCTTTGTTAGCTTCAGTTGAGTTATAAATTAAAGCACCTCTAGCCGTCAAAGTTACTCCTGTAAAAGACAGATCAGCAAAGTCAACGATTGCAACACCAGTATCTAAACTTACTTGTTGAGATTGTAATGTTCCGCCTTTTGCTGCATATTGACCAGATGCCGAAACTTCACCACTTGTTGTGTAAGATGTAGTTGCTGCACCTAAAGTTGCTGTTGATATGTATAATGCTAATTTAAATACGTCGCCACCACTTTCTAAATCATGAACTCCTTCAAGGATTTCCTGTTTGAAACTGTTAGCTACTGCTTGTGTAATTGCCATAATAATTTCTCCTATTAAAATATTTTAATTGTTTGGTGAAGGCGAAGGAATTTTAAGTCTTGGCACTCCATCCATATACTCATCTCTACGTCTTCTACCCATTTGTTCTAACGCGAAACTTTGTATAGCTACATTATACTTGTCTGAGTAGATTTTGTACATATCCATCGGACCTTTTAAAAACTCATATGCTTGAACCATCGTTGCATAAAATAACAGATCAGGGACATTACTCGATAAATAAGTCGTAGTATTTGTAGCTGAAAGAGCGTCTGGTGTGTAGATATAGCTTAATTGTACCTGATATTGTGCATCAGGTGTAGGTGCCATAATTAATGTAGTTTCTTTCCAATTAGCATAGTATTTAGGAACTCCAGTAGCTCCAGCATTATTGTACTCGAATATAAAACTTGTATCTCTTTTATCTAAATATTCTTTAGAAGTAGGAGATTGATTAGTATCAAACACTAAAAATGATCTTACTATGATTGACCTTCTAGTTGTGCTCGATCCTTGAGACGTAGAAGCATTAGGAAGATCTATATATGGTGAGTTTACGTTTAAATTTGCTGTAGCATATTCTCTTGTATAATCAGCATCGACTTCTCTAAAAATTCTTAATTCAGCATCTCTAATCATGCTTTGAATAATAGAATCACTTAATACTGATGAGTCTACCTCAGTGTAATCTCTTACTTTTTGTAATAATTCTGCGAAAGTCATATTATGTAGTTATTGTAACACCCCCTATTGAAAAATTCATCTGTCTCTTATTATTTTCTGTATTTGCATCTGTGCCAGGTTGCATGCCGTTTGATAAATACTGACCATCCCAAAGAGCAGGATCTAAATCTACTGTTACAGGTGCAGCCCTTTGAGGTCTTGCATTCTGTAATGCTACTGCATCTGCTTTATGTGCTTTAGGATCTAGTTGAGGATGTTTGGCTTCAAATTCAGAAATATGTACTAACGAACCATTCCATTCTTTGACCATTTCGTTATATGGAAAAGCCTGACCTGATCTATCAGATATTGATTGAGAATATTTACCCTTAGCATATGCCATAATTATCCTTGTGGGTAATAAACATTAGGAGAAATATAAACAGATGTTCTTTGTCCGTCTTCTTCTAATGCTCTTTTTAATTCATCTTCATATAATAATTTAAGTGCTTGTATTCTATCTGGTGCAATTTTTTGAGATAAGTAAAAAGCTAATCCAGAAACCATACAAGGGAAAAATCTAAATGGCATATCACCTGTATTAGTGTATGCACCTACATCTTCTATTCTAGCTAAGTAATAATAAAATATATTTGTAACTGCGCTTGTGTCTGGAGCTAAATATAAACTTATTGTAGGAGTAATTTGTCTATCAACGTAATATTGTGACGGAGTTCCTGCTTGAGTTTTATTTGGTATTGCAATGTATTCTGATCTTGAAACTTTTGTCAAAGTTTGTTGTGTACCTCCTGAAACTGTAACTACAGCTTCAAGTACATCATTACAATCACTTGGTGTATTATAAGTTACCTGTCCATTAACTAAAGTTTCTGTTTTAGATTTTACTTTCCAAAGATTAATACCTCTATTACCCCATTCAGAAAATAATAGGTTCAGACTTCTTCTTGCTGATTTTATATCGTGACCGGAGTTAGTTCTTACGCCACATCTTTCGTAAGCTTCTTCAATAACTTCATCAATCGTGATATTAAAACTTGTAGTGCCTGAACTAGCCATTTCATAACCTTACTATTTTTTCATCATTTTGCCGTACTTAGCTTTTCCTACTTGACCAGTCATTTTGTAGTTTTTGTGACCGCCACCTGCTGCCATACCGCCTGACATTTTCTTCATCATTTTAAAATCTTGAGCATCGATTCTGCCATTTTTATTTTTATCTAATTTCTTTTGATTACCTTTAAGTGCCATTATTTTACTCCTTCAAAATTTCCACCTCTAACAGCTATTCCCATACCACCACAAGAAAGCTTTTTTGGTTTTATTGGTTTTTTATTTTTTTTACTATCTTGTGTAGCTTTTTTAAGAGCTTCAAGATACTTCTTATATTCTGTTGCTTGTTCCATTATGCGTCTATCATACCACCGTAATAGAGTTTAGTAAATGCACCCTTAGAAGCAAATGTTTTAACATTTGTTGGTTTACCGCCAACTCCTTGTGATCTACTTCTTTTTCTCGCAACGGCACTCCTCTTTTGAGAGTCTGTCATCCTTGCTGCTTTTGCAGCAGGCACGCATTTTGGGTACTTGCGCTTCGAACTGCTTGCAGATTTTCTCCCACACTCTTGATAAGAACCATCCTTTTTCTTTGAGCCAATGTCTACCCATTTTTCTGAAAACCATTTTTTAAGTCCTCCTTCTTTCATGCCTGCAGGCACACAATTAGGAACCATTCGGCCATTTTTATTCTTCATGCCCTTTTGAACATAGCCTTCCCAGCATGTTCCTCTTTTAGACATCAATCATACCTTTGTAATAAGTTCTGTATGTATCGTTTGAAACTTCTTGTCCATCTAAGTTTTCTTTTATAAGAGGACCTCTGTATGGATCACCTTGTGGCATTTTGTTTAAATATAGTTTTTTCTTTTGCTTGATAGGTTGATCTGCGTGTAAACCCTCACTTGCTTTTTTAGGTCCCCAATCTTTTCTTTTTTTACCTGATGGATCTTTTATTTTACCTGCACAAATTTTACTAGCGTATGCGTTAGCATATGCTGAGGGGTACACCTTAAATTTTCTTTTGGCTGCTGCTTTGCCTCTAGCACATAGTTTTGTCATTCTGTTTTAACCTCTTTCGATTATACAACTTTTTAGATTGTATCACTCTTGGTTTAAACAGTAAATGTCCTAGAGAGAGGATTCTTTTTATTGGATTTTTTGGAATAAAGGTTCTTTTTTTGTTTCTTTTTTTCACCTTTTGCTCCTCTTAATTTTCCATCTATTTGTTGTGGTATTTGTGATCTTGTAATTGCCATACTAATCTAACCAAGGTCTGTAAACAACTTTACCATCTTCTCTAAACGCTCTAAGTGCTTGTCCTCTGTTCTTATCAGTTGAATAGGAACAATGTATCCAGCCCGAAGTTGGTTCGTTATCTTTATAAAATTCTAAAATGAGTTGGTCATAATCAAGTTCATTCTTGATGTACAAAGCTAGTTCTCTATTGTCTATACCAGGTATTTCAAAATCTGCTGCCGCCGCTTTATTGTCTGCCACATGTTGGCTGTTAACACTGCTGCCGATCTCTAGGCACAGCTGAGCACAACGGAATCCGCTAGATATAATTAGTGGCTTGTTATAGTGAGAACGTATTGGCTGTAAAATGTTTGTAGCTAAGGCTTTTAAATTTTCTATTTGTGCTGGATTAGGATTATTATTTATCCCCTTCCTTTCAGCTACTTGGCTTTTGGTAAGTTCGTCTAAAGATATGTTAGCCGTTAATTTCATGGTCTAAGTGTATAAAGTATCATACATATTACTACCAATAATGCAAGTAGGGTGTTAACTGGAAAACTAAATTCCATTATTCAGATATCCCCATTAACCATAGCATAATAAATATATAACAGATTGGTTCCATTATTTTA